GGAACGGATTCAGTGTTCTTCTCAATGGCTGTTTTCATGGAAAGAATGCCGGATTGTTTCATTGAGATAAGCATGTTGTTATATTCGGTAGCACTGAAAGGCTGCCAAATCTTGAACTTGCAGCTAACACGGAGCCTGGCAAATTCAGTAACCGCATTTACATTATCACCACTCCTTACAAGTTCTTTGGCCAGTCCCTCCTTAAACAGACGCATCATCTTGTCTGCGAAATTCTGCCATTCAATGACACCCTGTTGAGCGTTCTTTAAATCCAAGTCACGAGTCAGAGTGATAGCCAGCCCGCTTATGTCACCGCTTGACTTGACATCCTTAGGCAAAAGGAATGTACATGAGGTGTTTATCTGAATCTTCTCAAACAAATCCTGTAAGCTGTCAAGCATCCCTTGCGGACTTGGAGGTGATTTGAATTCAGCACTTCCATTACCATCCATAGACTTATCTTGGAGAATAATGTTCCCAGCAAGCTTTTTAGTTGTATCAGAAAGATTACCTTTTATATATAGTATGCCCCATCCATTACGCTTCTGAATGACAAAGAAGATATTATAAATAATCTCGAAAATTTCTATAAGGCTCTGACCGTTATTCCACGCCACATTACCACGTTTGGTACACAATGGGATCTCACTGAAACCGTGCTCTACCGGGTTTTCCCTTATCCAGCCATCTTCATCCGCTCCATCGCCCGAATTACGCATACGATACATATACTTGTCGTCATAGCTGTCTATGTATTCCACTCCGTTATCATCGGCATAGTAAACACTTTCAAGAAGTCTGTCACCGTTGTTGTCATTATGGGATATGATAACGTAACCGTCCTCATAGCTTATCAGGCGGCATTTGATACGTCCTTTATAGTCATAGTAGAATAAAAGTCCTGCATCTCCCGTAGCAAGCTGCGTGCGGACTGCTTTTGTGCGCCATCCGTCCATATTTCTGTCAACCCAATACTCTTTGATAGTGGAATAATTTTCCTTGTCCCTTTCAGATGGATTTCCACCTCTCAAAGACAACACACAAGGATTACCGCACAAATAGATAACGTGACTTGCAAGTATCTGCTCTTGAAAAGCCAGTGCCGTGCGTTGGAACTTGATTTCCTGATAACCTCCGTCCTCCAGCTTCACGCAAATGCTCGGCAGATTGGCGTCAAACAGGACATCATGGCTCATCGGGTCAAGCTCTTTCAGGAATCTTCCCTGAGTGACAATCGTTTTCCTGACATCCGGAAGGCGTGCGGTACGCGTCTCGATAACGGAAGCGGTTTGCCCTTCGGAATAATCATTAACGGAAGGAGTATCGCTGCCTCTGAAAAACGGCTTCTTCTGTAACAGGGCATTTATGTTCCGTAATAAATATAACTTCTTCTCTTCCCGTGTCATTTGTCCGCATCAATTAGGTTGTAATACTTCATACATGCTTCCTTGCTCGGCATGGCAGAACACTCTCTAGAAGTCCATTTGCAGATGATGTCGTGCTTCTGTGGAACAACAATAATTCTTCGTTGCCCCTCTTCTTCCTCAATGTTGAACTTGTCGTTCAGCTTCACACGTGCATCAAGAACGACTTTGCTTGCTTTGATGAAAGTATCAGAATCTCCGCCTGCCTTTGCATCATCGGCAATCTGTTTCATTTCCGCAATTTCCTTCAAAAGAGCTTCCCTGTTTTCATCTTTGGATATGGTTGTTGCCGCGCCTATCCCGAAAGGCTTCAATTTTTCCGCAAGCGCTAACAATATTTTATCCGAAGGCCTACTGTCCTCTTGGTAAGCCACTTTCTCGGCAATATATTTATCTGAAAATGTGTCACACATCGCCAGATAAGCCACGTCCCTTACCTTGGCTTCAATACCCTCTGTTTTAAGGGAATTGATAATATCCTTTATGTCGTTATGCCCTATCATATCCTAATACCATAAATGTTCATCGTAAATACTTCCTTCCGTTACCACTCCTTTAGATTGCTTTGATTCTTCCACGCTATTGTAGTACCCAGCTTGCACCTCATTACCGTATTCAATGTTAGCGCACGGTAACATCCGCATAGCGCACGGGTCTAACAAGTCCATAGACCTGCCTTTCCCCAACATCTGATTCATTTTCTTCTTGTTCCAAAGCCGCTTTTTTCCGCTCTGCATATCGTCAAACCGCACAACGGAACATTCCTCCATAAACTCATTCTCCACCGTCACTTTGTACTTCAAGTTTTGGTGCGTGTAAGTCTGCACAGCAAGTTTATCGTCAAATGTCAAGTTCCCAGCTTCTATCATCTTGCATAGCCTGATATAGCACATATCTTTCACCGTCATTGCGGTAAGTTGGTAAAGACCGAAAGGCTTGTTTAGTGAGATATAAGGTACGGCATCAGGTATGTAGTCGTTGAAGTAACGCCCGGCGGTAGCGTCAAAAATGATATGGCTCTCTGCCGTTCCATGCTCAAACGCGAATGTCTTTACAGCCATAGCGTTCTCTCTCGGAGTTGACTTGCTTAGTATGAGTATGTCGTATGCGTGAAATCCGTCCCATGCCAGCGAAACAAGGTTGTCAGTGCCGTAATCTGCCAAGTCAACGGTTATCCATTTGTCACCGTTTACAGCCGGGTTGTTGTTGAATACGCCTTGTGCTGAATTTGACGGGATAGGTATCTTTTCGTCTGAATCAGGGTCAGCATTGTAATTTACGCCAATAAGTCCAGCGGCTGAACGAGTACCGGAAGCTGCAACTGAACCAACATATCCTGCATTGCCTCCCATAAGAGCTTCATTTTCATCAACTGTGCCCTCGTATAGGGTAAACGATTTGATAAAGTCTTGATATTTCGCTTTACCTTTCAAGTCTTTAATCAAACTATCTATTTGTATCTTACATTTGGCGTAAACCTCTTCTTTTGAATCGCCCCAAGCAGTATCATCAACAGTAGAACCTGCAACGAAAAAGAAACGTACCTTTCCTATCCTGTCAGGAATGCCTTTCCCGTCAACTCCTACATACCAATCTATAAACCTTCTCGTCCAATGAGTTCGTTTAGGGTTGAAGGTTGCACGGAATTTTCCTGTAAATGTTTTGCTTTTACCGCGATTACGGGATTGAATATAAGTAAACACTTCCCATGGCATTTCTGTAAGCTCGTCAATAGCGATTGCGTCATATTGCCATCCTTTCGCGCGCTCCCTCATTCTGTCTATATTCGTGGGGTCTATATAAGTAAGGTCGCAATACGCTCCGCTTGAGAATGATATTCTCGGAGTATCGGCTTCTTTAACTTTTACATATTCTCCGAATATATCTTTAAACGTATCAACAAATCCTCCTCCTGCTTTTTGATTTCCAAGACTTCTACGACTTATCAAACATCTAAAATCAGGGTCAAGCATTAACGGTTCAGCAAATCCAAGAACAAGAGAGTATGACTTCCCGTTTCCTACCCCTCCGGCACCGAAGCATATATCCACGTTCGTTGAAGCAAAGTAGGTTTGGAAGCCTGGGAAGGGCTTCTTCACTATCGCATTATGTACTTCTTGCTCTTTCATCAAGAGCAAAAATACCTTAACGGTGACGTAATATATGAATAATACCAACTGTATTTATCATATGATAAATACATCATGTAGAATATTATTATCATATATCATCAAAACGCTACTTTAGCACAAAATCATTATAATTCATACAGTATGAAGTTTACGAAAGAACAGCTTTCAGAAGCACTGAAAGCAAAACTCACCAACAACGGCAAGAAAAACTTGGCTATGAGTGAGAGAAGTTTCAATGAGGAAGTGGAAGACATCTACACCGATTTGGAAGGGAGTGATAACAATGAAGAATTAGAGTTGACAGATGTTGTCGAGAAAAAGATCAAACGATTGGAACGTATCGACAATAATGTGCGGAACGACAATTCAAAGTTCGTAAAGGAGTGGGAAAAGAATCACCCCGCAAAGGACGATAAGGACAAAAAGGATGACGACAAGGGCGGCAATGGCAATGACAGCAAACTGGATAAGCTACTCAAAGAACTCCAGGATCTGAAAGCTGAGCGGAGGAAGAGAAAAAGGCAAAAACCATCTTAGACAAACGTAATCAGCTCAAATCAGCCTTGAAAGGGAAAGAAGTCAAGAACGAGGATTGGATTAATGACCAACTCGAATTGATCCACATTGATTCGGAAACGGATGTTGATGCTCTCACAGAAAGACTGGTAAAGAGCTACAACAGGTTTAATGCCAACACTCCGCCCGATATCACTCCCGGAGGCGTAGGAAGCGGTACTGAAAAGACCGATGACTACGCCGATGTGGTTGCAATCGTAAAGAAGCAGTCACACAGAGACGAAAAACAATAATCATTTAAAACAAAAAGAAAATGGCAGATTTTTATCAGCAAATCCTATTGAACAGTGGTTACCTTCCCGGTAGGGCATTGGTTCAGGCCCGCGGAAGCATTGGTGGACACCGTTATGTTTTCGTAAAGCTACAGATGAGTGGAAAGGACGCACTTGTATTTCCTACCAGTGGTGGAATTGTTAAAAACCCATTCAAAGGTAATGCAAGAGCTTTTGCCGGAACTCTCGCAGAATATGTCCCAAGCAATGGAGAAAATGGTAGTGAAGTACGTATTTTGAAATCGTATGCGGTTGCCAAAGCCACATCAGAAGCTACAGACACGGATATTTATCTGAAAAGAGACGGATATTCTCTCATTCCGTTTGTAGGGGATATTCTTATGGTAGCGCCTACCACATTGACAGGAAAAGGCACAGCGGTAACAGTTACGGCCGTTGAAAAAGCGACTGACGGAACGGCTGGCGATGTTTGGAAAGTTACATTGAGCGCAACCCTCGGATCATTAACAACTTCATCTGTTCTTGTTGAAGCGAAAGAAGCAGGCTCTAGTAAAGAAGCTATGGTCACTAATCCTAACTCATACCTTCCCTGCGACTTTGATTTTGTATTTGACTCGGATCCATCCGAAGATGGTTTCGATGGTAGTTTTTACCTTATCACTCCTGCATTGGCATTAGGAGATGTATTCCTCTACGAAGACCGTATGCAACCTCTTTCGGCTGCATTAAAAGCGCTAAACAAGAGCAAGGTTAAGGGTTGGTTTAACATTTAAAATTGACAAGACTATGCCTAAATTTGATTTTAATAACAGCAGATATGCAAGATTCTTTTCTGACAGGACCAATCAACGTTTCTTGCAATCCTTTATCGATACAGAAGGCCTGCTATATACCAATTATGGTTGGTACA